TTTTAATTCTTTTTTTAGTTGTTCATAAGTCATACGGCTAAAATCTTTTGCAGGTCCTGCTGCTGGTGCTTCTCCTGCTGGTGCTGCTGGAGTTGCAGCCGCAGGCCCGGCTCCGATAATCTCCACAAACCTGGCTGGAGCATCTCCCATTGGGGCAGTGTCTGCGAGTTCACTGGCAGCGGGCGGCCCTGGAGTCGGATCTGCGTGTACCAAATTGGCGTAAATCTTATATGCATACTCATGAACCTCTTTCATCTTGTCTTGAATCTCAGCTTCAGTCTTCCCTTTGCAGTGGCGCAGTTCATGATTCATAGTATCATCATAATTTAGAGACACAATTACCGTGTTAAGTGGACCACCCGGTACCTCCAATAATCTCTTTATAAGATTCGGTACTGCCCGAGCAAATGCGAAGAAAATGCGTCGCGTTGCTGTAGGAGGAGGTATCATGTTTTGATCAGGACGAGGCGTGTGCGGCGCAAGTGCTTCGGCCCTCGCCGAATCCCGGATGCGTGTCATCGGCGCGAACATGAACGTATTGAACCAGCGGTGCGTGTACTCGCGGTCAGTCCCAATATCTAGCCACTCGTGTGGCAGTACATGCTCGGATGTCGGGTTGAGCTTCTTGCTGCGCGCCATCTCCTCTCCGAACCGTGGTTCCTTGTATATCCCGAAGGCCTCTACAAAACCCCGCTGCAGCGGCCCTGACTGCGGGTCTTCGTCCCTCTCAGGGTCATAGCTGTCCTCGAAGATCTCGCCCACATCGAACATGTAGCTGAAGAAGTTGTCTTCGTTCAGGGTGCCCCGTTTGTACGCACTGTGTGCGTCACACCCAGTAACAGCGCCGTGTGCCCTAGAGACCCATTCAGTATCTACTCCACCTGTATCTCCTAATTCTTTGCGCACACCTGTTAAAACTAATCTCATTACTTGTGAACGATTCATTCCTTGGTGACAGACTGGAATTAAAAAATCTGTCGGATGGATACCTATGCTCCATGGCTTCCTGCCATCTCTTACCCACTGTGTCACCTCCTCTTGGTCGGGTGCCTCGATGACCCTGCCGCCTTTGTCGAAAAAATCCCGGTATTTCTCTCGCGCCGCGCCCTCGTTTGGATCGTGATTCAGAGGGTCAGTGAATACTCCATCAGGCTTTTTGAAGTTAACCTCTCTCTCCAACCCTGCCAGCCCACCTAGTTCGCCCGCCGCCGCTGCTGCTCGGACTGGTGCTGGAGCTGCTACTGCACCCCCACCTATATCTGGGTCCTCAAAGAATAATGCTACAGCTTTTTTTATATCAAAATCCACCTCGGGTCGTGTTAAATATGTCATTGCTCTAGCTTCTGATAATCCAGTCACCGTCATAAACGTTCTCACCGCATCTTCACGTGATATACCTCCTGATGGTGCTGGATTATCAGAAGCTAAGCTCGCAGCTATCGCTCGCGCCATATCATCTTCTTCACTTCTTGCTGGTGCTCCGATCCCTCCCGCATTTCTTCTTGCTGGCTGATTATCTAATTCACTAAGGATTAATGACCATTCCTCCAATCCCGTTTCTCTTAACTTTCTTTCACAAAAATTTCTAAAATCTTCCTCGTCCATTTCATAAATTTTTGTGTATTGGGAGAATAAATCTTTTTCTCGGGTGAATAATTCTCTTGCTAGTTCTTTTGCGGAAGATAAATCCCCTCCCTTCATCATTTTTCTCCGGGTAGTTCTTTTCCGAGATATTCTTTTCTTAGAAAGTCTTTTTCTGGAGATTCTTTTTCTGGAAAGTCTTTTCCGAGAAACTCTATTATTTCTTCGCTTTGTTCTTTTTGCCATTTTATAAATTTTATAATATAGTTAATATTTATTTTTATCTACAATTATTATAAATTACAGTAAAATAATTATCACATAATATTTCACCAATAATAGATTCATTTTCACATTCATAAAAATAATACCATTCAACTGGAATATATAATGATAACCCTTGTGTAAGATTTATTTTTTGACCATATTTTTTAATACTATCATTAGATTTATTTATGATATCATTCTTATGTTTAGGATTAAATAAATACAATTTAGATTGTCCATAGATTTGATTTATCAAACATAAATTATGTTTATTTTTTGTTAATATAATACTATTTAATCCTTTATAAAGACTCATTAAATATCTTTTATATATATGTAATTGACTATAAAAAGGTTCATAGATAGTATCAAAGAGTTCTTTTAAATGTAATGATTCATATAAGTTTGAATTCCTATAAATATACATATTTTGTTCTTCAGTAAAAGATTTTAATGATAAGTATCTATTATTATCATGAATAATCAAACCTGGATTATCATTAGATAGTTTCTCGAAAGATAAATTATTATATTTTTCATATTTATTCACTAAATTATGAATTAATAAAGGTTTTCTTTCTTTAAGATGTTCAAATATTTCTTCACTATTCGCACTTTGTAATTGTTCTAAGACAGCATTACTATTTATATTATGAATTTCATATATATGTTTAATCGTTAAAACAATAATTGTTAAAAATATTAGATAAAATATCATTAAAAGTATATAAAGAAATGTTATAATAATAGAATTATAATAACGTAATGGCTCTCACTGGATCTGTAACTCGATGGTTTAATCGCAAGGGGTTTGGATTTATTAATGTAGTAAACTCGGATAGTGAACATTGTGGAAATGATATTTTTGTTCATTTATCGGGTATTAATGTAAAGAATGATGGATATAAGTGTTTATATCCAGGAGAATATGTTTCATTTGATTTAGATACAAATAATGAAGGTAAGCCTGTATGTGTAAATGTTACGGGTGTTATGGGTGGTCCTCTACTTGTAGAGCATCCTGATTTCAGGTTTAAGTATTCACCAAAGAATCCTCGTAGCAGGGATAGTGAAAAGGTTGAAGAATCTCAAGAACAGGAAAAAGAACAATAACTATTTTAAAAATTTGATATTAATATTTTCTTTTTAATTAAACTATTTTATAATACTATCATGCCACTTCGCTGTGGTAAAGAGTATTTAAAAAAAGAGTATCTAAATAAAACTTTCCCAAAAGAAACAAGGCCGTTTAACATGGTCTTGTTACCAGAGATGGGTAAACAATACAAGGTAAATATAGATTTCGATGAATCATCTAAAGCGTGGAGAAAAAATAAAATTAAATTAGGTGAGGGTATGTTTAAATACAAGAGATTTAGGGGAAAAATAAATTAAATATATAATTATATAATTATATATATGGCTGATAATCAAATTATCACTTATGAAATGGGTAAAATTTTATATAAGACAGTTAGTTATGAATGTAAAGATATTATTAAATATATGAGTGAAGATAAAGGACCTTGTCAAACAAATAAAATGATATGGTTAACAGAAGATATAGAGCGCGCTTTATCTTATGGTGAAGATCTTAAAAGTTTTACATTAAGAAGTGATATTGATTTATATGATTTAATGAGTCCTAAATCATATGAGTTTTTTTGGAAAGTGTTAGTGATGATGAATTTAAGGGTGTTATGAGTAAGGTAATTGATGTCGTGGGTGAAGGAAGTACAACTTTTAATGACAAATGTTCACAACTATATGGTTTTTTAACTGGTTCGGGAATTTTTAATGCTGCTAAACAACTTAGTACTTTAAAAATAATCAGATCAATATTAAGCGAATTAAGCGAATCAGGTGATATCAAATTCGATGGTAAACAAATTTCTCAATTAATAATGACACCAGATAAGAAAATTTTTCGAGATGTAATTCAAGAATATATTAATATTGGTGATAGTTTATCGCCGACAGACAAAGAAAAAACAAATCAAAGATTGAGTATTTATGGACTAGATCAAATACTATTAAAATTAATGTGTCATAATGAAAAAATACATGTTAATAATTTAAAAGGATGGTGTGTTGAATCCGGGACACAAACGGTTTGGACTGAAAAAGTTAATGGAGAAATGGTATCAGATATGGGAGAAATTGCTTTATTTGATTGTAAAGATTTAATTGAATGTGGTGTTCCAGAACAAGGAGTAGAACCTGAACCGGAATATGCTAAAGCAAAAGTAATTATAAAATCTAAATTTAAGAAAAAACACGAGCGCACAAAGAAAAGGAAATATACAAAGAAAAGGAAATATACAAAGAAAAGGAAATATACAAAGGGAATCATGAAACATACAAAGAAACATAGACGTACAAGGAAACACAAGAGATGATTTAAAATATAAGAGATATAGGAAAATTATCTATTAATCTTCAATTAAGCATTCTTGTATTTCATGTAATTCTTTCTTCTTACGTGATTTGCGTTTTTCTAACTTTTCCTTACTTCCATCTGTTTTATAAACAGTAATCTGATGATTATTTTTTTTATAAAATGATATTCTTTTATCGCATTGTTTATTAAAAACACTTAAATTTGGATGAATATCTAAAAAGTCTATGACTAAAGGATGAAATTTTCTAACATCTGCTTTTTCTCTTAATATCCTCCCTACACTCTGAACAACATCGCTTTTAGGTGATGCTAGGACTATTGTATTTAATTTAGGAATATCCATCCCTTCCGAAGCCATAGAATAAGTTCCTAAGATAATATCTTTTTCTTGTGAAATTCTTAATTCAGATGGTTTCATTCCACCAACATATTGACCAACTATATTAGGATCTATATTATCTTTGATCCATTTTTCGGTTCGGTTTAAATATTCTCTTCTATCGCCTAAAATTAATATTTTTCTACCTTTTTCATATTCAATTTTTACTAAATCATTAATAAAATTATTTCTATGAATACAATCTGAAATATTATTAATCATTCTAGGCATACAAGGTTTTTTATTATATCCTAATTCTAATTTATTATATGTAATATCATCATTATCGTATTCATATATACGCGTTTCAATAAAATCTTTATTTACATCAGTTTTTGATGAATAAACCATAGGACCTATGTACCATTCAAATACTTTTCTTAATCCATCTTTTCTATCGGGTGTTGCACTTAAACCTAGCATATATTTAGAAGCAACTTTCGCCATAGATTTACTAAACACTTCTGCACCAAGATGATGACATTCATCAAAGACTGCTAAACCAAATGAGGAAAATACATTAGGATCATATTCTTTTTGTGAAAGACTTTGAACCATTGCTAAAACGATATCTTTATTTCCAATATCAATTGTATTTTGTTGAATTTTACCGATTCTAGCATTCGGTAAAAACTGTGTGATTCTATCTCTCCATTGTGTCATTAAGAAATCTTTATGAACTACAACAATTGTTTTCTTTTTTAGCATGGATATAATATAAAGAGCTAATACAGTTTTACCGCCACCACATTTTAATGATATTAATCCACCACCTCTTTCTAAACATGCTTTTTTATATAAATCAATAATGGGTAGTTGTTCTTTTCTTAATGATCCATTAAATGATATATTTATATCTACACCTTCATCCATTTTTGATTTTTCAGGTTTGCCATAGATATCATAAGCATAAAATCTTGGAATATAAATACTATTCGGTGATTCCATATATAATGAAAATCTTTTTTCAGATCCATTTCCAAAATCTCCAACAACATAAGGATTTACAGTTAAATCATTTTTAATATCTTTTAATTCTTTTTGTGATAATTCATTTTTTTTTATTTTATAACCATTACGAGAAAGTGTAGTATGAACCATATTCTATTCAATATAAGAATGTATTATTTAAATGATATTATCAAATTTAATCTAAATAAAATATAGTTTCCTAATATCCATAATATGTTCTCTACAAATAGGACATTTATTATGATTAATATTATTAATTATACTTGAATTTTTATCTAAACATTTTATACACGCTGTATGACCACACGGATTACAATAACTATCTATTTTATCTGTAATACATATCGGACATATCGCCGAAGTATTCCAACTATTAATACTATTTATTAAATATATATGTTTATTTAATAATTTCCTACATTGAATATATTCTTTTTTTAATTCACTTAGTTTATCATTTTCGTTAATGGTTTTTATATAATCTTTTAATGAATCTATAATATTTTTCGTACTACTATCTGAATCATATTCTTTACTACAAGTTTTAATTAATTGGATACTATTATTAATTTTTTGTATATTTTCTTGTGTAGTCTTTGAAGCTTTTTCATATTTTTGATAAGCGATATCTAAATCCCCCTGTAAAATATAAAAGTTTTTTGTGAATCCTTTTAATTTAGTTATCATATCATCTATATCTTCATCTTTGAAATCTGGATCATCGATTGGTAAAATTTCTTTATTATTCAAGATATTTAATAAATTATCTCTAATCTGAATAGGTTCATCGGTTAAATTATTCGCAATACATACGGGTTCAGTAATATTATTAGCCATACTACTAAACATAGCAAGAGGTTCGTCGTCGTAATTTAATGAAGAAAAGTTCATCTTTTATTTAATGAATTTTATATTTATATTCTTTAAACTAATTTATAAGATATTATATTATGATATACATAGTGAGTTTAATAATATTATTGTGTTTATTTTCTTATACTCTGAAAGAAGGTTATTTAAATTATCAGGAATTATCTATTAAGGGTTCAGTAAATAATTGTCCACAGATACACGCTGATAATTATCAAAAAATTTTAATGAATACACAAACAATCCAACCATTTGGATATACTAAAAATGATTTATTTCATATGACGCGATTTTTAAAAACAGATGTTCCTTTACCAACTGATCCGGATTTATTTAATCATATTTAAATATTAGTAATTATAAATATGAAATTAGATGATTTTATAGATTTTCATGTCTTATTTATGACAATATGTATCTTAATTGCTTATGAATATATAATGAACGGTACAAATATAATCATTGAAAAAAAATTAAATGATATATCATAAATGAAGGAATCATTAAAAACAATCTTTTCAATACTTTTAGGATTTATCTTTGTAAAATATATCTTTTCACAATGTAATCGTTTACAGATTGTTCAAGTTTAAATTTTAATTGTTTAAATATTATAAATTTTTTATGAATACTTTTTAATTATGTCAAATATCTTTTTTGAAGGGGTAAAAAAAGATAATGTTAAAGATGATTATATTTCATTAAATGATACTGGTGATTTAACTCGTTTAGCATATAGTAATAAATCATCAGATATTCCAATAAGAAATAATTCATTAACAGATAGATTTGAAAGTGATACATTTATTAATAATAAAGAAAGTTTTGAGAGTAATAATTCCAGAATTAATAGTTTAAATGAAGAGATTAGAGAGTTAAAAATGAAATGTAGAGAAATTTATGAAAAAGATGAAATGATAGTATCGTTGAGAAAAGAATGTGAGGATCTAAAGAGTTCATTAAATAATTATGAAAAATGTAAAGGTGAGAATGATTTCTTAAGAAAAGAAAATAGTAGACTTAAAGATGAAAATATTTCATTAAAAAATAATAAAAGAAATAGTGAAATAAAAGAGGAATCATCCAAAGATGATAAAATAGATGTTGATATAGATAAAATAAAAAGTATTTTATCTAATCGTTTAAAAGATACTCATGAAAAACATATCGATGATTTAATAAAAGAATATAATCTTGGTGATTGTAAAAGAATAGATAAAAGTGTTATGGAAGAATTATTATATAAAGCAATTCATTTATAGTTATTATTTTTAACATTATCCACCTCAGTTGCCGCCGCCACCTGCGCCATCCTCTGCGTCATCCTGAGCAAGTTTATCTTTATTTAACATGTATGTACTAGATAAACCCCAAGACGCCAGCATTATAACAGTAAAAAACAATAACTTATAACTAGGTTTATCGATGTGATAAATAATAATAATAATCAAACAAATATTTAACATAGTTTGAATACCACCATATTTTTCAAATAAACAGGGAAAACTATTAGTATCATCGTTACCCACTACGTTATCTAAACTACAATCTTGAACAAATAATGTTCTCATAATAAATGAGAAAAATATTAGGAAACCTGCAATTATAAAGATAGCTGTTTTTCCGCCATCATTTCCTATTTTCCCCATCCCACTAAGAATAGCGAGACCCATTAATGTTAAATATAATAATATAGGCATTACAGATCTTAACCATGAACCATGTTGTTCTTCGCCATCTTTAGTTAGGGGTTCATTACTACCTTTTATAAAATTTAATAATAATGTTTCAGGATTTATTTTTTTATCGAAAATTGAATTTGTTATAAGTGTAACTAATTCAGTAAGTGCCGGCATTATAAATGGCAATAAAAATAATACTATATGTAAAGTTCTTTTACCCATATTAAGTGGAGAAAAAGTACTATCATCTACTTTAAATTGTAAAACCACTACTAAAACAATCAGGGTTGTTAAATACATTATTCTATAAATATAATAATTTGTTGAGTCATCACCATCAGTGAATTTATTTGATTTAGGAATGACAACATTACAATCATCAACGGTTGTTATTGTATCCCATTCATAAATAGTATAACCTATCGATGCAATAGAAAAAGCACCTAGAAGGAATAAATAAATATTGTCTTTATTAATATTATCGCTAGTCGAACTGTATCCTGTATATATTAAATTTACTATACAAATAGAACCTGTAACTATTAGAACTATAGTATTTGTATTCTTTCCAAAGGGGTTTTTCTTTATCCGATAATTACTATAGATCATTAACACCATTAATATTACAATAATAGTTGATGTAAAAGATCGAACTTTGATTTCCATATATTTAATATATAGATAATAAAAAAAATATATATACAAAAAAACATTTAAATATTCACCTCCAGATTCGAACTGAAGAACTATTAACCTATTAGATTAATCGCTTTACCATTTAAGCTAGTGAATATTAAAAAATAATTATATGATAGCGGTGGGATTCGAACCCACGAAGCATATTGCAAGAGATCTTGAGTCTCTCCCCTTTGACCGCTCGGGAACGCTATCAAAAGAGGTCTCGCCGGGATTTGAACCCGGATCATTGGATTCAAAGTCCAAAGTGCTAACCATTACACCACGGGACCATAAAGTATCCATGGCGGGATTCGAACCCGCAACCTTCAGATTAGAAGTCTGACGCGCTATCCAGTTGCGCCACACGGACTTATTGCCCCAAAAATGGGCTTATAATATTGCCCCACAAATGGGGACTTATAATATTGCCCCACAAATGGGGACTTATAATATTGCCCCACAAATGGGGACTTATAATATTGCCCCACAAATGGGGACTTATAATATTGCCCCACAAATGGGACTTATGCTAGAGGTGGGATTTGAACCCACGAAGCGTGTCGCAAGCGATCTTAAGTCGCTCCCCTTTGACCAAACTCGGGAACCCTAGCAAATATGGTCAAATATATGAATAACGGAAGTATACTATTTAAAAAAGATAACCGTTATTCTCCGGACCATATACTATAACGATAAGATACTTTTTCTTACCGAGTTTATTAAGGTAAACTACCCTTCTCCTCCAGTTGGACTCGAACCAACGACCTACCGGTTAACAGCCGGGTGCTCTGCCTACTGAGCTATAGAGGAATATTCCCATACCGGGACTTGAACCCGGGTCGCCTGGGTGAAAACCAGGTGTCATAACCGCCTAGACTATATGAGAAAAATATCACGAGGGGGATTTGAACCCCCGACCACTCGGTTAAAAGCCGAGCGCTCTAGACCAGGCTGAGCTACCGTGACAAATGTCATTTAGTGACTGACAAGTCATTATCACGAGGGGGATTTGAACCCCCGACCACTCGGTTAAAAGCCGAGCGCTCTAGACCAGGCTGAGCTACCGTGACAAATGTCATTTAGTGACTGACAAGTCATTATCACGAGAGGGATTTGAACCCCCGACCACTCGGTTAAAAGCCGAGCGCTCTAGACCAGGCTGAGCTACCGTGACAAAGTATCCTGAGCGGGGATCGAACCCGCGACCTCGAGCTCATAAGACTCGCGCTCTAACCAACTGAGCTACCAGGACACAAATAAGAATTATATTATTCTTACTACTCCACAATTTATCATATATTTAAATCTTTAAATAAAAATCTCAGATTTTAAACTTATTTTATGATAATTATTAATGATCATTAAACAACTCTTTATTTTTTATATTTATCCTTAATGAACTATTTATTCTCTTTAATGAATAATAAAACATTAAAAATTTGATTTATAAATTTATTCTATTTAATAAACAACAACAAACTTACAACACTGATAATAGAAACACATATATTTTAAAGACTTATTTACTTACGGTTAATTACTTACTCGGTTTCACTTAATCTCTCTAAGCAGGATGGCATCTCTCACCTACGAACTCAACGGTCGCAATGGTCTCACAGTTTCACCGAAAGACATCGGTCTCATCATCGGGAAGGGGGCTTCGGGACTCAAGAGGGTCATTTCTGGAGCATGGACGATGTATGAAAGACTTCAAGACTCTGACAAGCGCATCGATGAAGAAAAACCCAAGTTGAGGATTGTTCTTAAGGACCACGAAGAAGGTATTATGGTGGAGATTATTTCGGAATCAGAAACAATGAGGAAGCTTGCTCAGAAGTCTCTAGACAAGAGCATTGAGTTTATGGCGAAGAAGCGTCTTCATGATAGTCTCAAGACAGAGCATTTCCTGGTTGAGTTTCCGGAACGTCTACTGGGAAAGCTTATCGGTAAGAGTGGTCAAAACCTGAAGCGTCTCCAAAATGATATTATTTTCCAAGATAAGAATGTTCAGATTCACAAGGATGATGTCGCTACAGCAAAGACAGCGCGAATCCGCGTAGAATCTCTTGATGCTGGACCAGATGAAGATGGAAAGAGCGGAATTATCATTGACAAGGGAGCAGAACCCAATACTAATTTTCTGGGATGGGGTCCTTCTCAAGGAGAAGACTACGAACATTACATCAAGATTACAATCTCATTTAAGCGTGATGCGAAGCCATTCGTAGATAAGACACTTTATCAGGAAAGATTCTCAGCTATGGTAATGAAACGTATTGAGCAGATTAGGGAAGAAGATAGTGACCAAATGGACGAGATTAACGAGTGTCTTGGTTTCGATTAAAGATAATCAAAATTAAATAGTTCATCAATCGTTTTAGTTAGACCGGTATTCATTATTATTTTTTGTCCACTAATCATCATTCCATCAGTTGTAAATAAATTTTTTATGAAATTATCTGAACAATATTTATTATCTCTACCACAAGTGCATTTTATAAAACCTTCATTTGTTATACCATTGTATACGCCATTTGGAAAACACGGATCAGCTTCATTAAATTCCCTGCTTTTCATATTATCTCTGTAAACACATCCGATACATTTTTGAATACATTTACCTGAACTTAAATCTCTACTATATCCTTCGGGACACTGACCCTTTGGGACAGAGGATTCACCTAAACCATTATCAGTAATAAACATATCCTTGTTTTGAAATCCTTCGTATCCAAATTTACCTAGAAAATCTGTATTCTGTTTAATAGGTTTTATATTTTTTTTATCCGAAAAAGTATTTACATTGTGATTATCAACATTATAATATGAAAATCCTCTCTGAATCGCAATATCATTCATTCTAGCTGTTTCTTTAACATCTTCGGGCATTTCTTGCCTTAACGGGTCATCGCCACAATTAAAACGATAAGGGCTACTTTTATCGCCGACACATTTTCTTAACATATCCGATGAAGGTTGAAATTCACTATCTAAATAAAAACATCTGCTTTGTTCTTCCATTGAACTCATATTTATATATTTATATAAATAAATAAATTTGATTTCAAACAATAAATTATAATCATTAAATATGGATAAAGAGGAAAATATACAAACAAATACTTGCGGTTATATTAAAGTTGATAAATTATTTATTACAGATGTTAAAAATCTTGAAAGAGAATATTTACTGATTAAAGAAAGTATTAAAAATGAAATATTAAAAGAAAATAATATAGTTCCTAAGAAAAAAAAAGAACAATAAAGTAAGATTCATTAAAAATTTGATTTCATATATTTTTTATCTCAACAAACAAAAACACTCCGAATATATAAAAATAAAAAGAAGTCGTTAAACTCAAAAGTCAGATAGTTCTAAAGTTAGCAAGTTTTAGGTAAGCTTATTGAAGTTAGAAGACCATGAATCCTGAATATACTTGGGTTACCGTCGGAACTTGTCCGGCAAGGAACTATATGGATATTATGGCGGCACCGATTACCGAACCATCTGTGTTTCTCCAAGAGATTCAAAAGATCACTTGTTTAAGTAACGTTACTGTATGTATTGGTGGCGAACTAAAGACTTATTCTGAAGGAAAACCCGCATCAAATTTCAGATATGAAAAAGATAAAGAACTCAATAAGAATGTAATTGAAAACTATCTTCAACTGTTCCTTCTCCACAAGGATATCTACAACTGGCCAATCTTTATAACAGCAATCCCAAGAAGTTGGAGAATATATTCTTGGTTTATTACAGGAGATGGTAAGATTATTCGCAAAGATCAAGAATACAGGAAAGAATATTCTAACAGTTATCATGGATTTCCGGGTGGTGATGAAACGGCACAAGACAAACCCGATGAAGAACTTATGCGTTTTCTTTCATACAACTGTATTGAAAGCGATGAGTTGGTCAAGATTAGAGAGTGTTGTAAGGGAGCCAGGTATCATACTTATCTAGCCGATATGATTTCATTCCTATATCAACTTCGTTGTAATCACGATGAATTTTCAGATACATTTTATCCTGAATACAGAGAAGCCGGTGTATGTAATCATGCAGATAGTATGGATACACTATCTTTTGAGAAAAGTATGGACAATGGCACAGTCTTTCTTTGTCCAAAGCGTGAATCAGTGAAAAGTATTTATCAAGATTTTCAAGAAGCAATTTCTCTAGAAGAAAATGCTACAAAAGTAAAAATTAGACAACATCTCAAGAAGAGTACAGTTCATCGATGGACTGACTTTTCAGCAAATGATACGGATGATGCTTTCACTATTCTCATGATGATTCATTCTTTTAATGGTCTTGTAGGTGAAAAAAAATATCATGGATGTAGTCAAGGTGTTTATTACAAACCTGATGATGAAGAAAGGCTTATCTTAGAAGGTCTTCATAGTTCTCTTGATGACTGGCGTTCTCAATTGTAAGCATAATTAATTTATCTCTATTAAGTTTCTCATAGAATAATCATACCATTCATTATAACAATTATAATATTTTTTTATATCTTTTTTATCTTTCAAATCTAATCTCATTAAACAATTACATACTTCTCTACCACATCTTGATGGGAGAGTTTTATAACGAATATTATTAAATCTACCAATACTAGTTAGGGGTTTAACTCTTTGAAACATTATCTATTATCAATATTTTTTGTGTATTTAAATATTCTAGAAATCAAATTTAAAATACATTTAAAAGATTATTATTCATACTAAATATAAATTATGGTAGCAATTGGAATTGATCTTGGAACAACATATTCCTGTGTCGGATGGTGGAAAGATAATCGTTGCGAGATTATAGCGAATGACCAAGGGAATCGTACAACTCCTTCTTATGTATCATTTACAAGTGAGGAGAGACTTATAGGTGATGGTGCTAAGAATCAAGCATCAATGAATCCAGAAAATACAATTTTTGATGCGAAAAGACTAATTGGTCGTAAGTTTGATGATCCAGCGGTTCAGAATGATATTAAGAATTTTCCATTTAAAGTAATTTCAGATGATAATAAACCTAAAATTCAAGCAACTTATAAGGGTGAATTAAAAACTTTTCAACCCGAAGAAATTTCATCAATGGTGTTAACAAAGATGAAAGAAGTCGCCGAAGCTTATATCGGTGAGAAGGTTACAGATGCGGTAATTACTGTTCCAGCATATTTTAATGATTCTCAAAGACAAGCAACAAAGGATGCTGGGCACATCGCTGGATTAAATGTTCTCCGTATTATTAATGAACCAACAGCAGCAGCAATTGCTTATGGATTAGACAAGAAGAGTGAAGAAAAAAATGTATTAATTTTTGATCTTGGTGGTGGTACTTTTGATGTTTCATTACTTTCTATTGATGATGGTATTTTTGAAGTAAAAGCTACTGCAGGGGATACTCATTTAGGAGGCGAAGATTTTGATAATATTCTTATGAAATATTTCATTGATGAATTCAAAAGAAAACATAAGGTTGATTTAAGTGATAATAAACGTTCTCTAAGAAGATTGAAAACTGCATGCGAGAGAGCGAAAAGAACCCTTTCATCTTCAGCGACAGCTAGTGTAGAATTGGAATCACTATATGAAGGTATTGATTTTTTTACAAGTATTAGCAAAGCAAGATTTGAATCACTTTGTATGAATTTATTCCAGAAGTGTATTAATCCTGTATCAAGAGTTCTTCAAGATGCAGGTATTTCAAAGTCAAATGTTCACGAGGTTGTCTTAGTTGGTGGTTCAACGCGTATTCCTAAAATTCAAGAACTACTGAGTTCATTTTTCAATGGGAAAGAATTAAACAAGGGTATTAATCCTGATGAAGCAGTTGCTTATGGTGCTGCTGTTCAAGCCGCCATTCTATCGGGTGGGACATCGGGAAATGATGATGCTGATCAAATATTATTATTAGATGTAGCACCATTATCTCTTGGTATTGAAACGGCGGGAGGAGTAATGACTAAGTTGATTGATCGAAATACGACAATCCCTGTAAAGAAATCTCAAACATTTAGTACTTATGAAGATAATCAAGATTCAGTAATGATCCAAGTTTTTGAAGGAGAAAGAGCGATGACAAAGGATAATAATGAATTAGGTAATTTTAAATTAGAAGGTATTCCACCCGCTCGCAGAGGTATTCCTCAAATTGAAGTATCTTTTGATGTTGATGCGAATGGTATTATGAATATCGAAGCCAAGGATAAGGGTTCAGGAAATATTCAAAATATTACGATTAAGAATGATAAGGGTAGATTATCTCAAGAAGACATTGAAAGAATGGTAAATGAAGGGGAAAAATTTGCCGAAGAAGATAGACTTCATAAAGAAACTATTGAAAGTAAAAATAAATTAGATGCTCTAGTTTATCAAACTCGTTCTACAATTGAGAATGATAGTATCAAAAGTAAAATTGAAGAAACTGATTTGAAACTGGTAGAAGATGTATTAACTGAAACTGAATTATGGTTGGATAGTGATCATACTAAGGATGAATATGAAAATAAAATGACAGAAGTCAATAGTAAAATTAATCCAATTATGATGAAGGTTTATAGTGAAGGAGGCGCCGAAGGTGCAGGTGGTATGCCTTCAACCATGCCTACTCCTGAAGCTGGAGAAGGAGTAAGTATGCCTAGTGTCGGTGAAGTTGATTAAATTATTAATATTTTTAAAATATTAATAATTTAATATTTTTAAAATATTAATAAGTATATTATGAATAAAATTAAACAAGGTCAATTAAATCCATCCATACGTTATGTTTTTTGTAAAACAAATAGTAATAATGATATAAGTATTCAAATAAGAGTTAATGTTGGATCAAGAGATGAAAAAAATAATATTCATGGCATTTCTCATTTATTAGAACATATGTTTTTTCAAGGTAGTTTAAATTATCCATCACAAAAACAATTAGAATCAGAAATTTATAATTGTGGGGGTGTATTTAATGCTTACACAAGTAAAGAATCAACTGTTTTTTATATAGATGGTTCTAAAAAATGTTTAAAAGAATTTATAAAAATAATGAGTGATGCTTTTTTTAATTCATTATTTGATAAAGAAAAATTAGAAAATGAAAAAAATGTAGTTATTAATGAAATTAATCAATATTTATCAGACCCAGCTAATTTATCTTGGTATGGTATAGATGAATTATCATTTAAAAATACGCGATTAGAAAAAGATATTGTTGGATCAGAAAAATCTGTTAGATCAATTACAGCCGATAAAATGAAAAATTACATTAATACTCATTATCAAAAAAATATTATTATATCAGTTGCGGGTAATATTAATTTTGATAAAACTTTTTCCTTAATAGATAAATATTTTAATCATAAAATTAATTATCCAACCGATAAAATAATTTCTATAGCGGATGATAAAAAAAGATTATTATATAATTCATATAATTTTAAACAAAAGAAAATGAAATTAAAACATATACATAGAAATGATGAACAATCATTTATTACAATGTCATTTCCATCATATAAATATTCATCAATGAAAACTTATACAACATTATTAATATCCGAATTATTAACCGGATATATAAGTTCCAGATTATATAATATATTAAGAAATATTAATGGTTTAGTTTATCTTATATCAACATCAGAATATAATTATGAAGATTTAGGTATTTTTTATATTCATTTTAATGTTCTTAATAAAAAAGATAATATAATCAAAAGTATCAAAATAGTATTTGATACACTTGAAACTTTAAAAGATGATATTAGCGAAGAAGAATTATTAATATGTAAAAATAATTTAATAGAAAATTATAAATCAAATAAAAATAATCCCAATTGGATGTGTCGGTATGCAACATACAATTTATATTTTTTAAAACAAATTATAACAATTGATCAGTTAATAAAAAATATACTATCTGTTACAATTGATGATATTAAAAAAATATCAGGAGAAATCTTTAAAAGACATCTTTCAAATATATGTTATACTTCAAAAGAAAAAATAATTTTATAAATTAGCTATATATTTTTCAGCTAATTTATCTAATGTATTCATAATATTATATTTAATTATATTATATAATGAAAGATATAAGTTGTATTATTGGTATTACATTATTAATTGGTAGTTTATCTATGACTCTACAAAAGAGAAATACAGATATATTTAATAAATTTTACAATTTATTAGATAAAGAACAAAAAGGAATATATGAAGGAATCGTTAAAGAAAGATTTAAGATTTATTTTACAGGGATGATATTAGGTTTAGGATTAGGTATATTTTATTATGTAAGATCTAAAGATAAATATAGATTATGTAAATTTTTAGCGATTATCTATCTTGTAAAACTTGGATTTTATAAAATATATCCTAAACAGCCTTTAATGTTGTATTCTCTAACGAATCAAGAGCAAGTTGAAGCATGGGCCGATATTTATACTGAAATGAAATCTAAATGGATAAAGAGTATAATAATAGGTTTTATAGGTTATTTATTATTAGGTTTAAATTATTAAATTAATTATCTCTTTGGTTAAATTATCATCGGGTTTAAAATTACCATCGTGTTAAGTATCGCTCTCTATAAAATTTTAATATTTTTTCATCTAAATTTTCAGAAACATTGCTTTTTAAATAAGGATTAAATTCTTTTATATATTTTTCACGATTCATTAAAACTTTTTGTGAAGATTTTTGTACTATTCTATTAAAATCTCTCGTTTCATATTGTAAATGATAAGGAATCATATGAAATCCCAATGAACTCTTTTTAAATGGAATACGATTATAAGATCTAATAACTTTACACATAATTTACAATATTATTTATAGTTATTTTTTTAAATAACTATATTAAAAATGGATATGAATAGAGATGAACCAAATTTTAATTCACCACCCCATAATTTTATACAGATGTTAAATTCCATAGTTCAGAATAATAATATTATATTAAGAACTGAAATAATAAATATAAATAATATTACAGAAGAATCTAATCGTAGTTGTAGTGAAGAATATATTAATAATTTAGAAGAAACGGATGTTGATGAAGAATTATTAAAAAAAAAACTTCAATGTAGTATTTGTTTAGAAGATTTTAAACTGAATGATAAATATATTGCTTTAGATTGCGATGAACCCCATATATTTCATAGTGGTTGTGAAACATGTTCTGGAATCAAAGAATGGTTAAAAAGAAATAATAGTTGCCCTTTATGTCGCAAAGAATTTCCAATGAATTCAGAAAATAATAATTCATTACCGAATCCAAATGCTTTAGAAAATAGAATTTCAAATATAATTACAAACTATATCAATGAAATTCAAGAAACAAATGAACAAAGAGAACTTCAAATGGCTATAGAAGCATCTTTAAATGATAGATAAGTTAGAAATTAAATATTAATAACTATTCTCATTTTAAATGAGTAATATTCAAAATGTAGATTCTGCCCCAGATTATATTATGAAATTTATTCATGGTAATATGGAACAATTATGTAAAATTTACGATGAAGGTATGTATAATAATCCGGAATTAGATAAAGGTATAATAGTATTTATGTGTTCACAAGAAAATAATAAAATGGATGTTCAGTTCTATAACGATGAAATGATGTGTGAAATACTTCAAAAAGAAAGCGTAATGAATTTAAAAAATGGTATACAAAAAGATAAAAAATTATTTTTTATCCGTGATTTAGATCTAAATAGTGTATTTTTAATACAAGTTTAAAAGAACGATTTAATAGTATTGTAAATTTCTGTGAATGTGCATCTATAATTATTAGTCTCTTGATTATATCTAGGCGTGTCATCACTTATACGTTTATAAGGATAATCATATGAATATTTATGTGTTAATTTATTAATATAACATATATCACTGTTTGATATTATAACTTCCCAATCGTCTAAATTATCTCTTTTTAAATTATATTCAACAATTCTAATATCATTTTTTAATTTGGCTACTTTTAGACGTTCTTTAATTTCTTCAGAAGCTAATATATCTCTGTGACATTTACTACATCTCCTATAATCACAATTATTACATCTATAAGATACACCCACCTTGAAACAAATTTCACATTTATAACCTTCTTTATAATCGTAATCTAATTCATGCTCTTTTTCTGAACAAACTGGGATAAGTGTGAGATTCATGGTTCTTATTTTATCAAAATATTTCCTTATTTTGAAAGAAATATTATTAAATCAAATTTTAACTATAAAAATTCTTATTTTCTTCTTTTATAACTTCAAAATTCTTAGGATCATTCTTATCAACAATTTTAATGAATTCGTCTAATAATTCTAAAATATTTTCACATTCCCGATTATAAAAGAAAAATTCCTGTAACATTGCTGTTGTAAATTTCTTATGTGAAACTTCTTTATAAAATTCTTTAAACTTTTCTTTTTGTTCAGGTAAGAAAGTTTCAAACATCTTTTTAGTTTGATATTTATCAGCATAATCTAATTCTATTTTATTATCAATTCTACAAGATCTTATCATAGCAAAATCTAATACTTCTGGTTTATTTGCTGTTAAAAATAACATAGTTCCTTCTACACAAGTAAACCCATCCAAACAGTTTAAGAAAGCTTGTAATGTAATTCCATTATGATCATCACCTTCTTTTCTTTCTCCGTCAAAAAGCGTATCAATATCTTCAATCACAATAATTCTTTCTTTATCTTCATTATCACTGATATATGAAAAAGCATCAACTAGATTTGTATCTAACATATCTTTACTAATCGGTAAAATATATAAATCACAATCTAGGTGAGAAGCAATTGATTTGATAAGACTTGTTTTCCCGGTACCAGGTGGACCATGAATTAGTTGAACACTCTTATAAGGAATACCAAATGATAAATAAATATCTCTACTTTCATCTGAAAAAAACTTTTTAACATTATTCATTATATTATCAAGTTTATTTTCTTGTAGATAAACTGTTGATAGTGGGCGTTTAGGGGATTTAGATAATAAAGTCCAGTAATCTTTCTTATAATAATAAATATTCATTGTTTCTTTCGTACAAGATTTTACATTTTTCTTTTGTTCTTTATGCCATTCCGATGCTTCATCGACAAAATTCATTAATAATTCTTTGCTTTCACCTCTTAATTCTAACATATTAACGATTTCTTCATCTGAACAACAATCGTGTTGCGACATTAATTTATAAGGAACATTATTACTATCCTTAATAGTAGAATATTTAACATGGATCGGTTTATCTTTATACTGAATAACTATATCACATTCATTGGGCATATTTATTTTGATTTTAACCGGTTTTTCTTTTCTTCTAAATCTCCATTCATTAAAATGATAAATTTTTTCAACACTGTAATTAAATGAATTTATTTCATCTCCATATTTTTCACATAAATATTTTAAGACTTCGTCGTGAAAGGGCCAACTATTTAACATAATCATTTTCTGTTTGAAATATTTTTCTCTTTCATAGTATTTATATGATAAATAACTACAACCTAGTAGTGATAATCCAATCATACTATTAAATTTAATTTGACTCATTAGTAAGTTATTCATACTAATGTTATATATTTGAATAACTTTAAATAAATAAATTTGATTTAAAAATATTAATATACATTAAAATATATTGATATGGATAGTAATTCAACGATTAAGAAAATCAATGCGAGTAGAAAGAATCTTAAATCTTATTTAGATGAAGAATGGATAACAGAGGATATAAAAGATTATAGTGATTTAGAAATTGAAAAATTATATAAATCATCAAATCATATTAAAGATGGTATAAATTTTGGTGCTGCTTCAGGATGTAATATTACATTATATCATAAAATGATACCAAGTCATAGATTACATATTATTTATTATAATTTTCCGGAAATAGGTAGACCATCTGTCAAGATTAATAAACAGTGCGCCGATAAAATTAATAATTTATATACAGATGAAATTATATCACCCGAAGACAGTATAATTATTATATTATTAAATCCTGTTCCAGAAAATTTAGAGAAAAGTATTAATGATTTATATAATAGTGGTCAGGAAGATTTAATTAAAAATGGATTGAGTGAAAAGATAAGAGACGAGAATTCTTCTTTAGAAAATCCATATAATAATTATCATTTTAAAAATATTCATATATTTCATTTAGATACATTAAGTATTGATATATTAAAGCATAGTAAAGTTCCAAAACATGAAGTATATAGATTTGAAAAAGATATAGAAAAAATATGTGATAAATGTAATTGTAGAAAAGATCAACTACCCATTATTGAAAGAAATGATGCTGTAGCAAAGCGTTTAAGGATAGCACCGGGTGATATTTGTAAAATTATTCGAATTGGCCCTACTGCTGGCGAAACTGAATATTATAGAGTTTGCAAGTAGTGAAACAGTAAATCTTATAAAGTTGAATCTGCGATAATCTGATCATAAACATTTCTCGGAACTATTCTTACTTCACTACCTCTTTCACATTCTGGTGACATGCTTTGTGCATAACCTGCTGTAACAAATAATATTCCTATTATAAATAATAACAGACTTAATCTCATAATAATATTATCTTATATTTTTTATTATTTTATAACATATTATTATTACTTGATAATAAATCATCTAATTCTGAAATTCCTCGTGGTGCTGTATCATATCTACTATGTCTAAATTTACTATCGTGACTTTCATGTTCTAACACCTCCATATGAGGAGACACTTCTCTATTAATATCTTCGCTTCTAGGTATATAAATAACAGAACATTTAGTAGGATAATCTTTATTTAAATTATACATACTTATGTAAGCATACATAAATATAGATAAACCAAAAATACATAAGAGTGTTATTAATGAACTCATATTAAATTAACAATTAAAAAAAATTATTATGTCCTAAAATGTACGGAAATTATTCGAGGGGATGGTGTCCCCTTTTCGCGTATATTTTTTCCCACAACTCGTGCACTTGTTTCATCACATCAGACCGTCGTTCAACCCAGTCCCCCACTTTCTCCTATCAGCATCCCCGCTTCGGAAGGTCCAGCGGCTCGTGGACCGAGAGATGATGATAGAGAACTCTCGCTATCAGATCTTGTAAAAATCGTACAGAAATTATTGGGTACTGCTCTTCTTTGAGAATCTTCCGAGTAATAATGTATTGACTCGTATGGTCCGCAAAAAAAACCTGAAGTAAACCATTCATCTTCTTGATATACTATAAAGAAACCATATTCTTCTATCATTTTAATTAAATCAGTTGTAGTTATCTCCACAGGAGCATAATCATGGCAGTGCAACAATATGAATATATTTCCTCTAAATACTCTCAGGGAATCAGTTATCATATTGATATTCCAGGCCCAACATATTAATAAGATATCTGGATTATTACTCTTTATTCCTTCAATTCCATCACTATTTATAGGTGGGGTGATATTTAATTGTTCTGGTGTGATTAGTTCTTCATGAGATGTCCCTGGACTCTCGCCTCTTTTTTTAATATCATATGACGAACAAGTGACGTTTTTATCTATTAGTGCTAATCTAAATAATTCACAATTAAATCCGTTCCCCCCACCAACTTCAATTAATGATTTATTATCTTTATTACATATTTCACGGACTTTTAATAGAAATGAAAGTGATGGCATACAGGCACCGAGTTTTAAATATAAATCATTGAGTAGAGAAAAGGGGGCTGTATACCAGTATAACTGATATTTTATAACTTTTTTAGATGGTTCTCCTTTTTCTCGACATCTGATTATTTCTTCCCACGCTTTTATATAAAATTGCCTTATCTGTGTTGAACATATATTTATAGGATTTAAAGTTTTATATATACTATGTATATCTCCATTTTCAAAAATACCCTTGAGTATTTCATCTGATATACTTGGAATAATAATTGGAATTTCAATATTATCGACACTCTGAGTCTCAGAAAGGGGTGGTGGATTTCTTTCCGGTTGTCGGCGGCGGGCGCACTGCCTCTTCCAACAGGACATACCTCCCCGCATTATTTTCTTTTTAGTTCTTTTAATACCCCTTGATTTTATTTTCTTCCTTTTAATTTTTCTATTAGAATATATTTTTTTACTTGTTTTCTTTTTTCTTTTAGTCATTTATATATATTAAATTAACAATTAAAAAAAAATAAATTTATTCGGAATTCTTGCGTTGCATCCACGGATCAGCGCTTTCTAATGAATCCTTAATATCATCGGATACTTCAGAACCCTTTTTAGGTTCTTCTAATACCTCTGTGCCATCATATGCTTCACTTACCTTTTCATCGCCCCCTTCTTTAACGGGTTCATCATCAATGGGATATTCTTCTGAAGCTTCCTTTTCCTCAAGTTTCTTTTTTGCTAACTCTTCTTCCTTTGCCCGTCTAACTTCTTCTTGTGCCGCCTTAATCTTATCACGTTTTTGTTCTTCATAGAAAATATCACGATTTACATTATTTTCTTGATATTTTTCCATCATATTGTTTAACTGACTATTCTGGAAAACCTCGTCCTCAACCTTGTCCGCATTAGGATCCCAAGGCAACCAATATCCTACTTGACCAACAAAAGTGTGAAAAGCACTATCTCTAATAGATAATTTCTTAGCTCTGTCTTCAGCGGCCTGTCTCGTATCAAATACACCACGAACCTTTAGACCACGAACAGATGTCTGAAAATCATTCTGTTCATCAAAATCTCGCTGTAATTTATCTTCATATTTATAAGTAAAATCCTGATATTTACTATAAACATCATCAAAGTTTAATTTTTGATCTTTACAATAAGATTGTAAAAACTTGACACATTTAAATGCTTCTTTATTCTGAATTAAAGATTCGGGTGATAAAAAAGAAAGACATACATAATTCTGTCCTGGAATCGCTTCATCAACCTCTAGATAATCTGTTTTTTTTTCTTGAACTTCTTCACTCATTTATATATTTTATATAAGAATTAGTTTTTTTTTAAATGATTTTTAAACTTATACTTTTTTTAATGAACGAGGTGATTTTTTACCTAAACTATAATCTTCAAAGATATAAGTATCTGTTTGTGAAGATGCTTTATTGATTAATGTTGTAAATTGATATGTTATTAAAGTAAACATACTACCATAAATAGATGTTTGATAATTCTTCAGATGATAACTAGCATCTATGCAAGCATTACATATTAAATCTGTTCTCATAAACGATAACCAATTATTACAACCATACCAATTACAAAATTGATAGGATCCAAATGATAATCCAGTTAAGAAACCTAATGTAATTATTAGATTCATAGAATTTTTAAAAACACTCATTATAAGTTAAATAATCAACGATTTAAAATTTTAAATTACTTTTTCTTTCTTCCTCGCTTTGTTTGTTTTCTCTTCTTTCCTTTCTTTTTTTTACCTTTTGTAGAATTATTACCCTTTGATTTTCTTCTACGCCTTGTTTTTTTCTTTT